TTACATCTAAGCTTGACGGAAGGTTTAGATAGATATTGGCCTTTTGGACAATCAGTTTTAGAAAATATTTTTAAAGTATATAAACAAAAAGAATTGCTTGAAGATGCGATTCTAATCTATCGTGTACAACGTGCCCCAGAACGTAGGGTATTTACGATTGACGTAGGTAATATGCCAAGCCACATGGCTATGGCGTTTGTAGATCGTATTAAAAATGAAATTCATCAAAGACGCATCCCAAGTGTACAAGGTGGTGCAAGTATAATGGATGCTACATATAATCCATTAAGTATGAACGAAGATTACTTTTTCCCACAAACCGCTGATGGGCGCGGAAGTACAGTTACGACATTACCCGGTGGTCAGAATTTGGGTGAAATTGATGACTTACGTTATTTCAATAATAGATTAGCACGTGGTTTACGTGTCCCAAGTTCATATTTACCTCAAGGACCAGAAGATAGTCCAACTCCGTTGAGCGATGGTCGTGTTGGTACAGCCATGATTCAAGAGTTTCGCTTTAATCAATATTGTGAACGTTTGCAAAACTACATGAGTAAGAAATTGAATGAAGAGTTTAAGTTATTCATGCGTTGGAGAGGGTTTAATATTGATTCAAGTTTGTTTGACATTACATTCAATCCACCGCAAAACTTTGCCGCATATCGACAAAGTGAATTAGATAATGCACGTGTTTCAGTATTTCAAACTATGGAAGCATTTCCGTATATTGCAAAACGTTTTGCAATGGAACGTTTCTTAGGCTTAACACAAGAAGAAATTGAAAAGAATCAAAGTATGTGGTTTGAAGAACGTGAGAAGCCAGAAGATAGTGAAACATCAGGTAGTGACTTACGTAGTATTGGTATAAGTCCGGGTGACTTGGAAACTGATAAAGACAATATGGAAAATCTTGCTCCACAACCAGGACAAGAAATGCCACCTAATGAATTGGGTGCTGCAGTAGCAGGACCTGAAGCGATGCCAGCAGGTGGAGCAGGAGCTCCTGCTGGTTCACCAAATATGTGATAAATACCTTATATGAAATTACTTGAAATGTTTGACAAAGCTATAGATGGGTATCAGGATACAGATTCTGATAACAGCGCACCTAAATGGCATGAGTTACGCAAATCAAAATTAACACTACGTCAATTACGAAAGTTGCGTAGAATGTTAGATGTTCGCAATTATGAGCGATCAAATAATCTTAAAAAATTAAGAAAACAATATGCACCTGCTCAAGCAGAAGGTGCAGCAGCTCCTGGATTGTAATCAAAACTGCATATTTGCGATAAAAACGCAAAAAAATAGCAGTTATTGATATGTTTTAGTGACTACACACTAAATAACTCTACAAAGCCATTTTAATTCAGGAGACAAACAATGGACAACAAAAAATTTGAGCAACTTATTGATTTGATTATCAATGAAGACGAAGATAAAGCACGTGCATTATTCCATGATATCGTAGTTGAAAAAAGCCGCGAAATCTATGAATCAATGATGGACGAAGAAGGTATGGACGAAAATATGGGCGGACAAGTAGGTGGACTACTTGATGAGATTTCCGCTGAAGAAGAAGGTATGACCGAAGAAGACGAAGACTTTGCCGACATCGAAACTGATGACGGTATGGGTGATACTGATGACATCGAATTAGATAGCGATGACATGGAAGATGGTAATGAAACAGAACATGACATTGAAGACCGTGTTGTTGACTTAGAAGACAAGTTAGACGAATTGATGGCCGAATTTGAACAAATCATGGGTAAAGAAGGTCACGATGAAGAGGGCGAAGAAGACATGGGTGACGAAGACATGGGCGATGAGGACATGATGGAAGCATCTGATGACGAAGAGTCTATGATGGAAGCCGTTGAAATGAAAAAAGTTTCTGTAACACACGGTGACAATGGTGCACAAACAAGAAGTACAGTAAGCAGTGGACCTAAAGTTCAAGGCAATGGTGCTAAAGCAGTTAATGCATTTGGTGGTGACGAAAAAGGTGGTACAGTAAAAGCTCCAGCTACAATTCCTGGTAAGTACAAAAATGCTCCTGGACAAGACGGTAGCAAAACAGAAACAGCACCTAAGCCAAAGCATGGTGATGATGGTGCAAACACAAAATCTGTGATTGAGTCTAAAAAGACTACAAAGAAGATTGTTAAGTAAGGTAAACTGAGGTAATGGCTTTGTATCTCAAAGAACATCTAACTTTCGACCGCGCCAATATCGTGGTCGAGAGTGAAGGTGAAGGATCTAAAAAGAGCCTTTATATGAAGGGCATCTTTATTCAGGGCGGGGTAAAAAACGCAAATGAGCGTGTTTACCCTGTGTCTGAAATTGAGATTGCAGTTAATTCATTAAACGAACAAATAACATCTGGTTATTCAGTACTTGGAGAAGTAGATCACCCAGATGATCTTAAAATAAATTTAGACCGAGTTTCACACATGATCACATCTATGTGGATGGATGGTGCAAATGGATTTGGAAAACTAAAGATATTACCAACACCAATGGGACAATTAGTATCGACTATGTTGGACAGTGGTGTCAAATTAGGAGTATCCAGCAGAGGCAGCGGTAACGTTGATGATGCAACAGGAAAGGTTAGTGACTTTGAAATAGTCACTGTGGATATTGTGGCTCAACCCTCAGCACCTAATGCATACCCCAAAGCAATATATGAAGGCATGATGAATATGCGTCATGGTCATAAATTGTTAGGTATAGCAAAAGATGCACAGAACGACAGTAAAGTACAAAGATACTTAAAGGATGAGGTAACTCGTCTTATTAAAGATCTTAAAATTAAATAAGAATTAAAAATGACAACCGCTTACGTATATAAATGGACTCACTTACCAACAATGAAATGGTATATTGGATCACGTACTAGCAAAAAGTCTCATGTTGAAGATGGTTATATTTGTTCTAGTAGAATAGTAAAACCTTTAATAATTAATGATAAAACTCAATGGAAACGAGAAATAATTGCAACCGGTAATCCTATAGAAATGAGAAATTTAGAGGCAGAAATTCTAAAACTATTTGATGCAAAGAATGATTCTAGAAGTTTTAATCAGCACAATGGTGATGGTAAATTTTGCACGATTGGTATCCCTTCTTATAATAAAGGATTGTCGTTGTCATCAGAGCAGAAAACAAAAATTTCAATTAGTAGAAAGGGACAAAAAAGAAACCCTGTTACTATTGAAACTAGAAAAATATTAAGAGAACAAAAATTAGGAATAAAAAATCCTACATGGAGTGGATACTATATTGATCCTAACGGAACAAAATACATCACCTCTTATGAAGGTGCAAAAGTTTATGACGTTTCAGCCCGTACTATATCTAGATGGGCTAAAGCTAATAAGAATGGATGGTATTTTGTATCATCCATGCTCGGTGATCCGGAGTTAAACGGAACAACTATAAAAGGGGAAATCCAATGAATTTGGAAATTATTAAACCATTACTTGAGAACGGAATTATCAACGAAGAAACAAGCCAAGCGATAAATGAGGCATGGGAATCTAAGTTGAATGAGGCTCGTGAGCAAGTACGTGCTGAACTACGTGAAGAGTTTGCACAACGTTATGACCATGATAAATTAATTATGGTTGAAGCCCTTGACAGTATGGTTACAGAAAGCTTACAAGCTGAAATTGAAGAATTTCAAGCTGAAAAGAAAGCAATGAACGAAGACCGTGTTAAAGCTCATCAAAAATTGCGTGAAAACGCAAGCAAATTTAATGATTTTATGGTAACAAAATTATCAGAAGAAATCAAAGAATTACGTAGTGAGCGTAAACTACAAACAGAAAGTCAACAAAAGTTAGAGCAATTCGTTGTTCAAGCTCTTGCAAAAGAAATTAAAGAATTCTCACAAGACAAACAAGCAGTAGTTGAAGCAAAGGTTAAGTTAGTTGCTGAAGGTCGTCAACAGTTGGAAGCATTGAAGGCACGTTTTGTGTCTGAAAGTGGAAAGCGTGTTAATGAAGCTGTAGCTAAACATCTCAAAGGTGAAATGAATCAGTTAAGAGAAGATATTAAGACTGCTCGTGAAAACGATTTTGGTCGCCGTATCTTTGAAAGTTTTGCAACAGAATTCAGTAGTACATATTTGAATTCAAAAGCAGAAACGAGAAAACTAATGGCAACATTAGAAAGTAAAGAACAACAATTAGAAGAGTCAACGAAGAAAATTGTACAGGCTCAAAAACTAATTGAAAGTAAAGAACGTGAAGTTCGTATTATTAAAGAATCTAATAGTCGTCAAAAAACTATGGATGAATTGCTAAGTACTTTGAATGAAGAAAAAGCAACAGTAATGCGTGACTTACTAGAAAGTGTGCAAACACCAAAATTGCAAGCCGCTTTCGACAAGTATCTACCTGCGGTGCTTAATAACATTAATGAAAGAAAAGAAACTAAAAAATCTATGCTTTCAGAAAGTGTACAAGCAGTAACTGGGGATAAAGCTACCACAAAACAAGAAGTTGAAGAAACATCACGTGATAATGTGATTGATCTAAGACGTTTGGCTGGTATTTAATTTTAAGACATTGAATTTAGGAGAAAAATAATTATGTCACAAGTTCTATTAGAAGGTCGTTGGGACGAGACCAAAGAAGCCCTACTTGAAGGTCTTAAAGGTAATCGCCGTTCAACAATGCAAGTTATTCTTGAGAATACTCGCAAATCACTACTATCTGAGTCTTCAGCTGGTACAACAACATCTGGTAACATCGCTACATTAAACCGTGTGATTCTTCCAGTTATCCGTCGTGTTATGCCAACAGTTATTGCTAACGAGCTAGTTGGTGTTCAACCAATGACTGGCCCAGTTGGTCAAATTCACACTCTACGTGTTCGCTACGCTAACAGCGTAACTGGTTCTGACTTCCCATACGGTGGTGGCGGTGCCGGTGATGTTACAGGCGGAGAAGAAGCATTGTCTCCATTCAAGATTGCACAAGCATACTCAACAGTACGTTCAGACGCTACATCAGCTTCTGGTTATACTGGTGCTCCAACAGCAAACTTGGAAGGTAACGGCGGTAAACAAATCAGCGTACAAATCTTGCGTCAAGCTGTTGAAGCTAAGTCACGTAAGTTGCAAGCACGTTGGACATTTGAAGCTGCTCAAGACGC